AACTAGCGGAGTTCCTAAGTTTGTTCAAGGCTTGATGCTCCGCGGCAGGATTCTGTTGGTCCCGCGACATGTGTTAGAGGGTGTAACAACCTTCCAAATACATTCGCATCGATCGGCAGACCCCTGCATTTATGATCTGAAGATGTCTGAGTGTGAGTTGCGCACGGTTTTTGATGCCGACTTAGCACTACTTGAACTTCCACTGTACGTCTCACCGTACGCTGATATCGTAAAGTATGTGGCTGAAGGACCGATAACAAGGAACGAACGCTGCATGACTGCTCGGTATGGCGAAACGGGGTACACGTTTGTTGAAACGGATGCAAATCCGGGACAGCGACACGTAAGTACCACAGACCGTGGAAAGACAATCTACTTCACTGCGGATTTCACCTACCGCAGCGAAGGACGCCCAGGTGATTGTGGTTATCCAATAGCCATCAATAAAGGCGGAAGCCTTCAAATTATTGGAATGCACCGAGGTATTTCACATACCTACCCCGGTTTATCTTATGCAACTATGCTGCAGCGCCCAGAATTGTTACATTATTTGAGCGAGTTCTCGAAAGAGAGCCAGTTCGCAAGAAGTGACATTTATGAGCACGACAGCATAGAAGTGCAGAATGGTGTGTGCGGTGTAAATAAGACGGAGGTCTTGTATACATCGAGAAATCATATACTCAGTCCGGGCAAAACAGCTTTAGAGCCTTCAGAGGCTTTCGAGTTGTTTGGCGCCCACACAATGGCACCAGCGCAATTGCGCCCCAGGAATGGAGTCGACCCTATGGAGAAAGCGCTTGGAAAGCTCGGTAAGAGCACCAAGCAGTTTCCTTTGGAGGCTACTGAACTGGCGGTTACTTCGATTATCGAGGAACTGATGCCATTGAAGACAGAACAGGACATAATACGCGAGCTTACGTTGGATGAGTGTTTGAATGGAATACCAGGCAAGGTTGAGTCGATAGACTTGTCCACGTCGTCTGGCTACCCATTTTCGTTAGACCCGCGTTTGCGCGGAGCTAAGAGGAAGCTCGTGTTAGGGGATCCGGCAAATCACGACCTCGTTCTTGGAGAGAAAGCCGCTCAACATTATCATGAGTGGCAAAGTATGCTCGATCAGGGCATAATCCCAAATGACCCCTATTTGGTGACTCTAAAAGACGAGAAACGTCGTGTCGAGAAAGTTAAACTCGGTAAAACTCGAATCTTCTGCGCCAGCAGTATTACAGCGTATCTACACAACAAGCGATTGTTCGGTGGATTTATGACGTTCCTGCACCGCGTTCGCGGCAGCACATTTTCAACAGTGGGCTTAAACCGCGCTTCGCGCGAATGGGACGAAATGATTAGACGCTTCTTAGAAGTTGGTGAATACGGTCTTGACGGAGACCAGGAGGAGTGGGATGGAAGGTTTAAAAGCCTGATAGCCATGCTCGTCTTGAAGATTTTTGAGGCTTACTATGGAGACCTATATGGTTCGAAGAGGTGGTTCGAAAGATACATTCTCTTCTGCCACGCCATCTTTTGCCATCTTCGGATGTCTTGGTGGTGGGACGAACAAGTAACCTATTACTTCCGAGTTCCAGGGTGCATGCCGTCGGGGTGGTTGCTGACTTTAGTTCTTAATACACTAGTTAACGCCGTGCTGTTTAGAATAGCGTGGTGGCTGTTAGTGTCAGCTCCCTTCAACGACTTGTACTACTTTCGGAAGTACACACGTGACAAGTACACAGGCGACGATAATTTTCTAGCTGTTGCTACTCAGTTTTTGTCTGAGTTCAACAACATGACAATATCCGCGCTCTTTCTTGAATATGATCAAGTCTACACGCCAGCCGCAAAGGATGGCGTTCTGGTGCCTTATAAGCCAGTAGTAGACTGTATGTTCTTGAAGACCGTGACAGGCCGACTGTACGAGTTATACGTGCCCTTGTTTGATATTGCAGCAAACTTGGAGACCGTCAATTGGATTCGGAAGTGTGACGACCATCGTCTAGCTACCGAAGACAACTGCAATGATGCATTACGGAATTTCTTCTTTTATGGAAAGGAGACCTTCGACAGTTATCGCGAGAAAATGGCAGAGAGAGGTTTTAATCTTATCTCATACCAGTCGCTCGAGAAAGCTTTCTTAGGATATGGAATTATACCCGACCCACACGGCACGTTCAAGTTTACGAAGAGCGCGCATTGTGACCCCGCAGCGTTTTACCGCGCTGTTGAGCAGAGTTTGGGATACGCCCGCTCAGAGCTAGGACAAAGTCAGTCCGGCCAGAGGCAGGTGTTGCGCAAACTCTCCATCGCTATGAATTCATCCGCAACAACAAATCAACCCGAAGCGCCAAATTCGGGTAAGCCCGCTGAGACTGTTGGCCCTTTGTCCAATCTAGACCAGTCTCAGCCAATTACCACCAGCATCATGGGCGTGCATCTTGTTGAACAACAGCAAGTGACGCATCGCCTAGGTGCTCAGGGTAATTCTCTCGTGGAACATTCACGAGCGTTCGCACATCTCAACGAGCAGGATTGGACACTTGATAAGATGGTGCAGCGTCCTAACTACGTCTATACAACGACGTGGAGTATATCTGACGCTATTGGTGCCCAGCTTTTCGTGACACCTGCAACTTCTCAAGCGGACATTCCGATAGATCTGCTGCGTAACGATATCATAAGCGCGCCTTTCAAGCGCTTTAGATACTTTCGCTGCAAGAACGTCCGAGTTCGCTTTGAGATCATTGGCTCACGCTTTCACCAAGGTCGTGTCATTGCTTATTTTGTGCCCTCTATGATCAATAAGGGCGCCTTGAGCACTTCCGGCTATGGTAGACGTCGCGCGACGCAAGTCCAGCATATCTTTTTGGACCCGTCAAACGAGACTACGTGTGAGCTAGTGATTCCGAT